GTTTCCCAGTCACGATCGCTGCCGGTTACGTCGATGCCTGTGGAGGTGGTGGCTAGTTTGACTACGTCTGCTCTGTATAGTGTAACGCCCGTAGTAGAGTTAAAACGAGCCGAATTTACTGTCCCGTCTTCTGACTGCACAAAAATATCATCTGAGCGCAATAAAAGATTATTAGCACCAATACGCAAATCACCCGTGCCGTTTTCAGTGATAAAGCTAGTCGCACCTGAGTGATAAATCTGCAGGTCTGAGCCAGCACCGAAGATAGCCTTGTCGTTGTCCCCGAATGACACGTCTGCTGTAGTCGTAAGGCCAGCAAAGGTAGGTGAGTCTGTAGTGGCAACACCTTGGTTTAGAGCCTTGACCGAAGCAATGCTAGTCAACTCTGAGTCCATCAAAGCGCCAGCGGCTGTAACATTAGCTGTGTCCGTTACATCTGCTGAGGCTTCGATACCATTAAGCTTACTGTGATCTGCGTCAGTAAAGACGTTAGAGTCAGTAGCGGACTCAACCAGTGTACGAATCTCTGCGGCTGTTTGGTCAGCAGTAGCTCCAGACTCAACACCGTCTAGTTTAGCACCGTCAGTCGCGATGTCGCGCCCGTCAACAGTACCGCCTACAGTAATGTTGCCTGTAGCAGAAACAGTAGTAGCAGAGACAGCGGCAGGAGTAGCACCACCAATGACAGTACCGTCGATAGTACCACCGTCGATGTCTGGAGTGTTTACGTCAGGAGACGTGAGAGTCTTATTAGTAAGCGTCTGAGTACCAGTCAGTGTGGCAACGGTAGAGTCAATAACAAAGGTAACAGCATTACCTGAGCCAGACGTATCAATACCAGTGCCGCCTGTGAAGGTTAGTGTCTCAGAGTCCAAGTCGATACTAAGCGCACCGCCAGTATCAGCTTGGAAGTCTAGGTCTTGTGCAGTGACTTGTGAGTCAACGTACGCTTTTACGGACTGCTGTGTAGGAACCAGAGTTGCACTGTTAGATGCCATGTTGTCTTCGTCAACAAATGCAGTAACATCAATGGTTCCATCAGAAATAGTTTCAAAGGTCAGGGTTCCGGTAAACGTCGGCCCTGCTGTGTCAGCTTTGGTTGCAATAGCAATGGAGATTGCATCAAACTCAGTTTCAAATTCAGCGCCACGGATGATCTTTCCTGAGTCGCCTGTAGGTAACGAGTCCTTAGCTTCAAAGTCTGTGGTCTTAGAGTAGTTCGACATCGGAAAGTCCTATTGCAGAGAAGAAGGAGGAGAAAGGAAAAGGGGCCATTGCTGACCCCCTAGTGGACTTACTCGTCGCAAACTGCGAGGATGAATCCAGCTTCTGGACGGTATACTTCTACGCCGTACAGAGTGTCCGAAGTGAACAGTGTTGACAGGTATTCCTGCTTGTACTGTGTCTGTGACCGGACAGCCATTTGCTCTGCCATAACGAGAGCGTCAGCGTGGAAGAACAAGCAACCACGAGTGTCATCAGAAGAAGCACTGTTTTGACCTGCTGCTTCTACAACTGGAGCGTTGCTTGAAACGTAGATGTCTACACCGTAGAGGTTACCAATAAGGCCAGATTCTACACCACGACCACCAACGAAGTCAGAAGACACGTATCGGTCGATACCCATCAGAGACTTACGTACTGCAGGTGGTACTACAAGTACACGGTTTTCCATAGGAACGTCAGCGTCGTCCATCAGCTTGATAGCTTCACGGAAACCAAGGTCAGTGAAGTTGTCGCCTGAAGTTACAGTGTCAGCAGCATAAGCAGAAAGGCCAGTAGCGGCGTTAAAGTAATAGCTGTTGCTGTTAACCCAGTTAGCACCAGTGTTAGCTGGAGTCTGAGTACGAGTACCGTCACCGAAGCCAGTAGCAGCATTAATAAGATCAGTGTCTACCTTAAGAGCAAGCTGGTAGCCAGCATCTTCAGTGTAGAACTGACGTAGGCTGTTAAGAGCCTGTACTTCTACGATGTCTTCGATAAGACGTGAGTACTCGAAGTGACGATCAACAGTGACAGTCAACTCTGACTCAAGGTTCGCTTGAATTGTTACCGCAGTTGATTCCGCCTTAGCAGAAGCTGAACCACGAGTAGGCTTAGGGATGTGAATTACATCGCCTTTCTTGCCAGACATTTGAATGCGCTTGACAAGGGGAGCCATCTTGAGGTTCTTTTGGTATGCAGCAATGATCTCGTCACTCCAGATTTCTGGAATGAAAGTACCTGCTGCTGTCTTGTCTACCACAGCATTTGCTGTGAAGTAAGTTCCGGAAGTTTCGCCAGCCATGATTAATCTCCTTTAGATTATTTGACCCGACCCTCCGCGTATGCTGTCAGTATCTCGTCTGACAATGCTTGGTAACGCTCGGGGTCTGTTTTCATTAGTTTAATAATGTCGGACCTGCGATATACCTTCTTACGTGTCCCTGCACTGCTTCCTCGTGCGTTGCCTGTATTAGCTGCCTTCAGTGTTTGCTTACGTGCCTGTTTTTCAACTTGGGCAGTCTGCTGGGCTACTGTCTTCCGTTCTTTCCAGAGTGAGAAGAGTTCGTCCGCAGAGTCAGCGTCGTACTGTTGGTCAGCTGCTACAAACAACTGAGTCCTGATCTTAGATGCCTTGATCCATTCTGCAAACTTAGGATCACTAAGTATTGTTTGCATGTCTGGATGTTTAGCTTGAAGCGTAGCAAGTGACGACTGCTTTTTGTACTGCTCAGTGTACTGCTGTGCTTCTCTAATCTTAGGGTGATTCTCAATAGCACGATTAACAGCGCCTTGAGGGTCCGTAAAGTAGTCAATATCGTCTTCAGGCTCAACGTGTTGCTGTTGAGGTGCTGAGGGTGTTTGAGTACTGATGTAGTCATCCACCACTTTACGAAGTTCGCCTACTTCAGAAGACTGACGACCTAGTAGCTTTTCAGCTTCTTGGTGCATTTGTACAACTTCTTCTAAAGATTTACCTTGGTACTTTTCTGGTACTTTGGGTTCTTCTGGCTGAGGTTGCTCAACTTCTGCTGCTGCTTCTTGTTGAATCTCGTTAACTTCGTTTTGTTCGATTTGATCCGCGTTTTCCTCTTCAGGACGGGGATCTAGAATCGTTGCTCTAGACATAATTAAACTCCGTGATCGTTATCATTATGGAGATGTTATTGTTTACCTGCTTTTTCGTGCTCTTTGACCCACTTCATGTGAGCGCCGGGGAATGAACCATCAGCGCCATTTAAGTGAAAGGACGGGGCAGATACCATTTTTGTAGCATTCGCGCCACAACCGCACCTACTGGTTGTAACGTTACTCTCTACCATTTCTTCAAAGACGTGTCCGTTAGTACAACGGAAGTCATAGATTTTATACATCAACAGGACCTTCTTCTTCTGCTTCTGCTTGCTCTCTAGCCGCTTCTATAGTACCTTGGAGGTTAATTACAGTAGCGAAGGCAGCAACTTGGCCTTTACGAAAGTACAGGTCTTCTGTGTCCTTGACTGTCTGAATGTCAGCCAATTGTTGTGCATTGTTGGATAACTCTTGTAAGAGTTGTTTGAAACCTTCGTGGTTGAAGAGTTCGTTGTAGTTGTCGAAGTAGGTTTCAAGCTCAGGAGTCATAGTTTCCTCTAATGTTGTTAACTATAGTTTTATTATATCATACTTTTATGCAGTTGTCAAGTTTTTCTTGTGGACTTCCTACGTCTACCTGAAGCTGTTACTGCGTGTTTGATTGCTTTGGGGCCAGTCTTGCGGCGTGCAGAAGAAGCTTTCTCAGCTTTGGTCATCTTAGCTGCAACAGATTTAGGGCGACAAGAGGGGTAGGGACGTTTAGACTCACCCTTCTTTGCAGACTTACGTCCACAGGGTTTGCCTGTCTTTACGTCTACCCACTCTTCCTTAAACCACTTCTTAAGGGCAGCACCCTTTTTACTTTTTCTTACGGCCACTTTTGTTACCCCAGTTCTTAGCTCCTACCTTTCGGCATTTGGCTACTGCACCAGATGCGTACGCGGAAGGCCAGACTTTGTACCTAGCTTTGACCTTACGCGCACAAGCGTCATTAGCTTTTTTACGTTTAGCTGGCATTAGTAACCTCGTTGTCCACCGGGACGCATTGGCTTCTTTTTCTTTTTGTTAGTAGCCGCACGTTGTCCACGCTTTGGTAGGCTTTTGGCTTTAGATTTCATTTTATAGCCGGGCATAGCTTTCTCCTTTGCTGTCTTAGACAGGTCTTCAAAATGGAAAAGTTTTACGGACGTTTTTCCGTGAGTTTTACCTGAGTGTAATGAACCGTCAGGCATCTTGTGTGTGCCGCCTGTATGCTCAGTACCGTCACGCTTATAATGTTTTACACCTTTAGCCATAATTAACTCTTAAGTTTGTAAAAGTTTTCTATCGTACACCGGACTTGTCGTCCTTTGTGTCTTATGTATACTGGCGCGCCTACTCGAAGTCGTTGTACTGCTACTTGAGTTACGTCTTCAGATACGTTGCAGCTTGGTATAACTACGTACTGCTGATCTGCTTTTTCTATGAGAATCTTAGTGTCTGCTGATGCCTGTAACGACAACAGCAATACTGCTACTAATAGTTTTCGCATTGTGTTCTCCTAACGTCATCACGACGTGCAATAGCCTCACGGCTGTATTACCACTTTTTACAAGACCAGTACCTCGCCGTGAGTTTGCTGGGTGGGTTTGTGTCACACTTGTGACGCGCTCTAAACGACTTACGTCGCGCAGGCTGGTCTTTCTTAATAGTCATCTTAGCGTCACCAAAACGTATGGTCTTGGTTTTGTCACCTTCTTTGGCTACTACTACAAACTTTTTAGTCGGATGACTAGGCGTCCGCTTTGGTTTGTTGTACCCGCTTACGCCCGCTCGTGCTAGTTTTGGGTCCTTTGACTTGGGCATTACATAGTTCCTCCACCTTGGTTTCCAGTTGGTCCGCCTTGGCTTCTAGGTCCTGTAGGCGTTGGAACGTTCCTTGGAAGTGGTTGTTGACTTGGTCGAGCAGGGACTGCATTTCTTTCTGCGTTATTAACATTGGTTTTACCTTCTATCTGCTTCTCTTTGAGGAGAGTGTCAGCAACTTTCATACGTCGCTCAAACTCTTTATCTTCAGCGTCACCTTCACGAAGGTTTCGGGTGATAGCATTGATCTTGTCAATTTCTAGCTCTTGAGGAACTACCTGAGCCTCTGCTGCCAACTTAGCTGCCCTAGCTTGTGACTCTTGAGCCTGAGCCGCTAAAGCCGCTGTCTGGGACTGCTGGAACTGTAGTTGTGCCTGTTGTGCTGCCTGAGCCATCTGTTGCTGCTGTGGGTTAGGTTGCATTGCTTGAGCCATAGCCGCAAGAAGTTCTTCACGGTTAGACAAGTTCATGTTGTCGATAATGCTTTGGATCAGGGTGTTGTACAGTGGTGAGTCTTTTTGCATAGTCTGTAGTAGTTGTACAAGCTGAGTGACCTCGTACTCCCTAGCAATGATGCCTAGAGTACTACTTGCGTTAAACTTGTAGTCAGCAACAGGATAGTTCTCTGGGTCAAACTGCATGTACCGATAGGCTGCTTTCTTGACAAAAGGAATTAGGAACGACTGCTGGAAGTTAATTAGTGTCCGCTTGTGGCGTTTAATAATAGCGCCAAGAGACATACTAATGCCAGCGGCAGTAGCCTCGCCGTTAACCTGACCAGCAATTCCTGCTGAGTCAACGGCTCCTGTTGCCTGCTGTACCATCTGCTGCAATGCTCCTGCTTGAGCAAAAGTGATTTGACTAACTTGACCAAAGTTGAAAGGCTGAAGTACTTCACGTGGGTCTCCGCTGGTTAGGATCATCTTACCGGGACGTACTTCTGGCTTGGCCCCGCGAGGCAATCTAGTTGCGTCAATAGCCATCATTGGGTGAATAGTAAGGCTCAGAGCGTCGATTCTAGCTCTTAACTCAGTGTCCAAAGCCTTTTGGCTGTTGTAGCCTTTTTCGCAAACTCCACGGCCCCAGAAGCGTCCGGGTACTACGTCCCAAGGGAAAGCAACAACAGGACGATCTGACATCATGTAGGGGTTAGCTTCAGCCTTCAACAAGATGCCGCCATTAGCAATCACTACAACGGCTTCTACGTACTTTGAATCTGACCCTTCCTCAGGTACTGCTTCTTCGTCATCTTCGCTTACAGCCTCATTCAGAAGCTCTCGTGGCACTAAACCGTAGTACTTAGTAAGTCGAACCTTGTCGTCGTTGTAAATAGTGATGTCTTGGTCAGGTTCTAGATCCGTGTCAGGAGCAGCAGGACCAACATAAACATCACGGTACACACCTTGTTCTTGCAGTAGTTCTACTTGGTGTAAGCTTACGAATTCATCAATAGCTACACCCAGAGCGTCCTCTACAGAGGTTGCTACAGGATCAATCAGGAAGTTCTGGGGTAGTACAGGCTTGAGTTTTACCTTGACGCGGTCTGTGATGTTTACTCCTACTGCTTGCAAATCTCCTCCCATAATGGGTTGAGTGGCAGGAGCCATCTCCTTCATTTCTTCAATAACGATTTCACCGATGCCCGTACCAAAGACTGCTGAGTTAATAAGACACTCTGCTACCGCCTTACGTACCATACAGTCTTCAAAGTCTTCGGTTAGTTTATTTCTAAGGAACTGTACGTCTTGCTTATTGGTATCACCAAGGTTGTCGCTTACGTCAAACCACTTGCCACGTCCAAACGTAGCCTCTTCTAGTTCCGCTACATTAGACTCAACTGCCTGTTGTAGTGCAGGAGAAATAATACGGGAACGCTCAGACCCACGCTGGCTGTCAGCAGGGTCCCATATACCACGCCATAGTCTATAATACTCTTCAAATCTGTTTTCATAATTGCTTTCGTAGTAATCCCTCCAATCTTCACATTTAGTAATAACCCAGTCTTCTAGGGCTTCTTGGATCATCAGAGGCTCGTTTTCGTATAAATCACTCATATTAGTATCCTGCTACTACGTCTAAGATTTCGTGGTCTTCGATTTCGTAATCGTAGTCGTAAGCCACATTCGCTAACTGGTCAATGTACGCCAAAGCGTCAACCAAGTCATCATGGGTTAATGGGTCGGGAAACTGGAACAACTGGTCAAGAAACTTACTGTTCCACTCTCCCTTGTTTAAAGTTATGTATCCGTTTTCAAATCGTCCTTGTAACGCCCACATAACACGATCTGTTTTTTTCTTGTTACCGTGAGTCAACTCTTCTACTCTAAAGAACATGCCATAGCGTTTCTGCATGTCCATCAAAGGAGACATTACTGCTTGTTTAGCAATACCTCTTTCGATTCCAACCGATATGGGACGGTAATCTCTAACGGCCTGAAATATCTTAGCTGCTGTTTCGTCAAGTGACCATCTACCGTGTATGATATTGTCAACAAACCAACCATGCTCATTGACCTTAACCACGGCGATCGCTGTGTCGTCAAGTTTGGAATTCTTAGTCTTTTTCTTGTTGACTTCCTCAAAACCTGCCAAGTCAACTGCAATGTAGTAATCTCCTACTTCGGGCCTATCTTCACTAAACTGTACCCAGTCTTCCTTAAACATTTCTGACCCACGCGCTTCAAAAGACGCCATAAACTCTTGGCGAAACGCATAAGAAGACATAGACTTTTTAGCAATATCAATTTCGTCCGGGTCCAGCAATGGATTGTCGTAAGAAGTAAAGTGGTATGCAACGTACGTCGGATCATTGCTTAACTCCGCATATTTATACAACTCGTAAAAATGATTTCTGCCCATAGGTGTCCCTATGAACATTGCACATCCCTTTTGGTCAGCCAAGGCAGGTCTCAGGATCTGCTCAAATACCTCAGGCTTCATGTCAGCGTACTCGTCCATTACTAGGAACTTGAGGCTGACACCTCGCATGGTTTCTGGTCTATCGGCTCCCTTGAGACTAATAGTGGCTCCATTAACAAGCTTAATTTGAAGATTATTAACATGGCTACCACTGATAACTTCATGCCCAAGATCGAGAAGGGTGGTCCACATGATGTCTCTGGCTTGTCCCTGAGTAGGTGCGACGTAAAATACATGGCCTCTGTCCGCCTGTAGTGCGTTAACTATTAACATCCATGCTGCTAACCTAGACTTACCTGTACGTCGCCCAGCAGCTACTATTTTAAATCTTGTGTCGTCTGCCCAGACTTGTTGTTGCCACGGCAGTAATTCTATATTAAGATCCATTAGTACAACCAGATAACCGGAGTTGTTCCACGGGTATCAACGTGTACAAACGTATCAGCAATG